TGACGATGCGAGCACCAGTGCTACGTCGCAAAAACGGTGCTTTTAAGAATGGTGGAGGAGAGCAGGCTGTTGAAGACGCATGGCCTAAAGTGATTAAAGCCGCGCATAACGGCTATGAAATGCAAAATATCGCCATGGCTATAGGTGTTTCTTACCGATGTTTTTACAAGTATTTAAAGAAGTATCCTGAGCGTAAAAGAGAATTGACTGAGGCCCGGTTCAAGCCACGTGATACATGTGTGCAAGTCATTTTGAATGCGGCACGTTCGGGCCAGTGGCTACCGGCTGCTTGGTGGCTTGAGCGTACATGCTGGCAAGAGTTTGCCCGGCCCGAAGTTAAGTTGCAGCTTATGGACAGAATGAACAACCAGAACGAGGTCGTACAGACGTTCAACGGCAAGTCGCTTCAGCAAATTAATCAAGAGCTTCGGGAGAAATACCAGGACAATGCCAAGTTCCAGCAAGCCACCGAGCGAGTATCAGAAAAAGTTGATGCAGTTAGATCCGAACTGGGCACAGGCGGAAACGGAAACGATAGTCCAGAGAGTTGATCAGCAGTCGTGGACACTGCCACAGATGTTTTTCTGGACAGATCCATCTCGCCAAAGGCTGTTTTGCGGTGGGGTAGGGGCAGGAAAGACTTTTGCCGGTGCCATTGAGGTGATTAACCAACCGGCTGGTTCACTGGGTATTGCGGTCAGCCCAACTTACACGATGCTCAAGGACACCACGCTGCGGACGTTTCTTGAGTTGTACGAACATTCCGGCATGATTCAGTCGTTCAATCGTACTGACATGTCCATGACCTTAAAGGGCAACCGAACGATACTCTGGCGATCGGCTGACAAGCCTGAGAAGTTGCGTGGTATCAACGCTGGCTGGGCATGGATGGACGAAGCTGCATTTTGCGAGGAAGAGGCTTACAGCGTTATTCTTGGGCGTTTACGACGAAGGCCTGGGCGTGTTTGGCTGACAACTACACCAAATGGTAAAGCGAATTGGGTGTATCGGCTTGTGCAGTCGGGCAATGTCAGCGTTACTCGGGCACCCACGCAGTCAAATACGTTTAACCCGGACTTCTATGTCCAAACTATGCTCGCGTCTTACGATCCTAAGCGTGCGGCTCAGGAAATTGAGGGCGAGTTCATCGACACCGACGGCGCACTCATGAAGCGGCAGTGGTTTCGGCCATGGGAAAGTGAACTGCCTGAGAGGCTGCTTGTGTGCCGTGCATGGGACAGTGCTGCAACCGAATCTGGCGGTGACTATACGGTGGGCATGCTGGTGGCCAATGTTATAGGCACCGACAAGATGATCATTCTCGACGTCACACGTGGGCAGTATGGCGCCGATACCGTTGATGCTATGATCCGCACTGCTGCCGACGAGGATGGCAAGAAGGTGTCTGTCGTGCTTGAACAGGAGCCAGGATCGGCCGGAAAGAGATTGCTGGCCCAGCAACTGAAGGCTCTGGAAGGGCATCGTGTGAACTGGTACTCATCAGGCAGTCGCAAGCTGGCTCGGGCTGTGCCGGTGGCAAGAGCAGCCGCGCAGGGCAGGATGTATTACTTACCCGATCGACCGTGGGTTGAACCACTGATGGCTGAACTTGAGTCGTTTACAGGCACGCCTGCGGATGAGCATGACGATCAGGTGGACGCACTTAGCCTGGCCTACTCACATCTGGAAGGCAACCTGCGGCGTGTTGCTGTTTACTGATGCGTTCCATGGCACGAACAAATATAGCTTGGGCTCGCTGTCTTGTGACTTGATGATGCTTGCCGATCTCAATAAAGGTGTGTTCGTGCTTGTAGGGTGATATGCCAAACCTTCGACGCACAATGTCAGCCTGCTTTTCGCTGAGTATTTTCAAGCATTCGTTGGCAATGGCACGCACGTTTTGATGATGATCGACTAATGCTGCTGCCAGATCCGGTGGTGTGTCAAGTTCGTTGGTCAGATTGTCAAAAGCTTTTACTGCATCAATGGTGCGGTCATGTCGTCCTTCTATTTTCATTTCATCTCGCAACATTGTGCGATAGAGGTTAAACATATAGTTTGACGCATAAGTGCTCCACTTGAATCCTAAAGCAGGATCAAAGTTGTCGATTGCAACATTAAGCTTAATGACAGATGTTTGAGCCAGGTCTTCAGATGTTGCAATTCGTGGCACGGCGTACTTGCGTGCAATCTTGTGTGCCAGGGGGAACACTTCCATGATCATCCGTTGCCTGCATTCGACACATGTTTTTGCAGCGTAATAACAGGCTGGGCGATGAATAGGGTGACGGCAAGGTTTAGGTTTTGTCATTTGTGTCGGCAGAGTGGTCAATCGGCAGTTCAGTACGTGTTATTTCTTTTTCAAATCTTTGACGTTCGGGCACCCACTTGCCAAGGCATCCGTCGTTTGCGTACAGCGGGTGGTTATCGTTTTGTCCTTGAGGGATTTTCCAACCGTTTTTTATTGCAATATCAATCGCCTCGTTATAAAGAGTTGGTGCGTAAGTGTTCCTGTCGTTGGCATATCGCTGAGCCATCCACCAGATTTCACTGATGACTCGTTTAAGCGTTTCGTTTTTCTTTTCTCAGGCTGGCCAGAACAACTTTTGGGCCGGGAGATTTGTTGTTGGTAGGCTGATCACTCATTTTGCTTGCCCCTTCTCGTTCAATTGTGTAGCAGTTCCATTTCTGGCCGGGCACGAACACATAAAAGCGATCCACACCGTTTTCTACACAAAACTCAACAGCTTCCTGAGAGCTATTGAACAGCTTTCTTTTGCGTTTGCCGTCAACCATGAAACGAACTTCGCAATCACCAATGCGGGCAATTCCGCCAAATTTGACGTTGAATGTGACTCGATACGGGCCGTTTGATTCAGGCGTGATCATTCCGCTTGCCCCTTCCAGTGTTCATATTCCCAACCATCTACTAATGGCTCTTTCTTGTCAGGAATCAAATCTCTGAGTCTTGTCATTGGGTGAGAAGCCAGTTTGCCTGTTTTGATGTTGCGAACTGCCCACACTGGCGGGCTGACGATACCGGCTTCTATCATTGCATTGGCAATCTTTTCAACCGGGATTGCCTGATAATCATTCAGGAACCGCCCAAAATCGGCGTCCATTAGTTTGGCAAATCGTTCGGCTTGTTCTTTGGTGATGGATTCAGGCTTGATCGGCATTGCTGGCCTCCGGTTGCTCGACTTCGCAGCTGCAAAATTTAGGCTGTTGGTCGCACCCTGAGCAGACAAGATCTTCCAGCCTATCCCTCAACCGCTCCACCTCAGCCACCAGTGCCAGCACCACGGCAGGATTGCAGAATGCTTTTGCCGCCCATTGTTTCATGGCGTTATTTAGCCGCTTTAGCTCCCTCCGCTGGTGCTTAATCCGCCGCTGTAATGCTGCACGATTAAAGACTTCAGCCGGTATAGCGGTGCTTTCCAGTTGTTTTGCCTTCTCCTCAAGGTGGTAGACATACAAAGCCACCTGCTGCAAGAGCCTTCCGTTGTTGTCAAGCATAAGATCATCTCTGCCCCAGTGCCTGATTAGTTGCTTGGCTTCCTTCCACGGATCATCTGCTTGTTTTTCAAATTCGGCAATCTTTGCCTCAAACCTTTGCATGGCTTCTTTTGCCGCTTCAAGTGCCGATTTGTCAGATTTCAGTTGCTCAATCTGCTCTTTCATTATTATTCCCCCCACACTGGTATGACCTTGAAGCCGTCAGTTTTATGATCTTCAGCGTCCTGTCTATTCGTGAACATGTAATATCGCAACTGCTTAAAAGCCCCTCTGTTTCGTCGCCAGCAATCATCATCAGCATCTACCGGCACAACCGCCCAAAGTGGCTTGTGTTCAGGCTTGGACTCGTTTAGGTCCTTTGCGGCGGCGTCAATCTCTTGCTGCAATTCCGAGATGATGTCATGGGCCAGCATATCCATTATGAGGCCAATCTTGTTGATCATGACCTCAACGGCTTCGTCAGAGATGAGACCGGGAATATCTTGTCTAACATGCCGCAGGCCAATAGCCATGGCTTGAATGCGATTGTATTGCTCAAGTAGCTCTTTCATCTGTCTCACCTTTCTGTATGAATGCTTCGTCTATCGCTGATCTTAGTTTGTCTGGCAACATTGCCTGAATCGATCTGACGTTTTTTTACGCTGTGATCGCCGCTGTCTAAGGCCTGCTGGCTGTATAGTAATGCTGCACCAAGCATGGCCAGTGAACGTACCTGTGATTGATTAGGCAGGTCGCCTCGATGAAGATTGACCGAACATAAGCATGACGTCTTGTCGTCAAACTCATTAAATTTTGCATGGCAATCGCTTGCCAGTTCGTGGTAATTACAGCCCATGGCTAGTCCTTTACAAACCGTTCCACACATCTGCACACACGGTCTATTGACCACATCAGTGAGAGACTGGCAATGATCGAGACGATAATCTCTTCCACTGTTGCAACTCCTTTTGTTTGGCCAGCAGGTCGTTTCGCAATCTGATAAGCTCGTTACGTTGCACTGTAAGTATGTCGATCAGCTTCGTGCAGTCGCCTATGTTCATGCCGTTGTTGCGAACATTGGTGGCCAGGTCAATGCCCTTGTTGCAGTGGGCAATGTCTTCATTGATTTGTTGTAGCTCGGGCGTCATGTGTCTGTCTCACACCTCTAAATGGATATGGCGTGTTAAAAAGGAAACTCGCTTGTGTCAGGCCGGTCAGATAATAGTGCATCGTACGACCATTTCTTTGTTTCGGCGTGCCACATATACAACTGGGTGACTTCTTCCGTTACACGACGGTCAAGAGCCATTTCGTGCCATTGATTGCAAGTCTGTCGCAGTATCTTGCACTTCTCCACGAATGACTCTTCGCAAGTTGTACCAGGCAGGTCGCTGACGAGAAAGACAAGCCTCTTGGCCAGCGATACTTGCCACTCGGCCTCACGCAATATTTTGTGGCCGTATTTTGCCACCGATTGCTGGGATTGCCTGTAGCGGCTGGACATGTTGTTAAGGGTAGATGCACTCATGTTTGTTGTCCTGTAGGAAGTCGTAGGAAGTCGTAGGAAGTTGCAATAGGAAGTCGATCACTTCATGTCGTTTAGATGCTTCATCTCGCCTTCCCACAGGCCCGTTCTTTCGTTGATGTGGTTGAGAATGAGTTGGCCGAGGTGTTCGTTGAATCGCAGCACATCGTCTTTTTCCAGCCACCGGCACGATCCATCGTTATTGACGATCAGGATGTGGCCGTCGGGGTCAAGGTCGGCCGACTGTGCGTCAAAGAACTTGGTCAGCAGGTGGCGTATCTGCTGACGTGGCAGAATTGACAGGCCATGGCGTGCCTTCTTGTCCATTACAGGCCGCACCTTGGCCGACACGTGCGAACCGCTATGGACAACCGTTGTTTCATCAACTCGAACGCTCAGCTTGTCAACGGCTTCATAGAACTTGGTAGGAGCCATGTGGCTGCGAAACTGAGGGTCGGTGTCGTAACGCTCGTGCTGAACAGTCAGTTGGCCGCTCTCGCCGTCATAGAAGTAGTAGAAACCCTGACCGAGGGCCTGGGCCCAGGTTGGCTGTTCAACGTGCTGACGGCCACCATTTTGTTCGCACAGGACGGTCAATTCATAAATGCCGTTGTCAATGTCGGTTTGATAGTCGGTCAGGTCGATGCCTGCCTGATCCTGATTGTCCCAATCGCACAGATCGCCATAGTCGTTTGACGTCAGTTCCGCCCAACGGCTGACGATCTGATCGTCAATCAGGAGAAAGTATTCTGTGGTGGCGTTTGATTTGGCTTCAACGAGTTTGTATGTCATCTGACTATTACTCCTTTTGGATTGTTATTTGCTGAAACGGCGTTTGCGTGATAGTAGGCGTTGCGATAGCATGTAAGGTCGTTTGAAAATACGCTTATCCGCTGCATGCGGACCGTCGCCCTTTTCACGCTCAAGCGTTACACCAATACCGAAGAAACTGATCGTTACTGACCATTTTGACATGATGATTCCTTTCGTGGTAGTAGGCAGTCCATTACTGACGAGTGCTTATAGTATCGGATTAAACACGTTGTGTCAACAGTGGGAAAAAAATTTTTTGTAAGGTGCTGCAAATTGTTGCTATATAGCTGTTTAAGCTGTCGTCAACAAAATTGGCAAAATGTTTGTCTATAAGGTTCATTAAGTGTTATAATATTCGGTGGGCCCACGTGCTTTTAGCTGATGCGCGTCCCCTGTTGTATTGGTAGGTGCCGGGAGATATAGCTTCGACCAGCATCGACGGTGGCAAGATAAGAGACAAGCAGGCCGGTGTAACAAGCTGGCTGTTTGTCCGCCAATGGTATGGCAAGTACCCTTCCGTCTGAATCAGCTAGTGGCTTCTTTTCCTGCCATGGGCATACAGTGATGAACATTCGTCGTTCGCATGATGGTGCCATAAGAGTCGCTGTCGTCGGCTCTGAGGTGGAACTAGCACATAGAGCTCGGTTTGCTCTGCTTGGCCAGTCCATCGACCACCTGTTGGCAGTCCGCCTTGGCGGAATCGGCAGCGATCGGAACAGCACGTCAGTTGTAGGACAGGGAATAAGCTCTGCTGCTACGCAGGTGTGCATACGGGAAACAGCGATCACACGTCGTTGGTCCGCAATGCGGACAGCCGGTCAGAGTGCAAATGGTGATGGACGCTCTTGGTGCAGACGGTTGGGCATAATTCCGGGCTCAGTTGTACCCCTTACTTCCCGGTCGGCAACGGTGTTCGCCTCGGCGGACTAAAGTCCCTTCTGTCTGTGTCAGCAAATGGCCAGTGACCGCCCCAGAGGGTACCTCTGCCGGGAAAGGGGGTGGTCTGTCTATATGGCGGAAAATGCCTTTACGTTAGTAAAATAGGTTGCGGTGTACGTTTGTACTGTATGTGATGTTGCTCGTTTGCCTGGTCGTCTGCATGGTCGTCTGACCAGCCGTCTGACCAGCCCAGCCCCAGTCATAACACCAATGAGCCGTTATTCGACGCCTTGATAGTATAACCGTGTAGTAATATAACCATGGAGAAATATAACTGAAGAGTGTTCATTCAGTGCGCACGTGTTAAATGCACGAAATTGCGGCAGGAAGTTGTGACGTAAGTCACATGAGGGTAATAGTTTGGTGCGAAGTGTGAGGGGGATTAGCAGTCATACTGCCTCGAAAACAAAAATGGTTTTTTTCTGCTGTTGTACTTTTTGCAAGCCCTTGCCAGATAGGCACTTGCACAGCCTCATACCCCCGGGAAAAGCTCAAACAGTTGTCATGGCCTATTTTCACTCATCACCGGCAATCTGCGTAAACCCCTCAATTACCCTATTTTCATATACCGTATAACTGTGGATCGGCTGAGTGACAGCTTGTCAGCGATCTGTGAATAAGACAGGCCGTCGGCCTTGAGTTCGGCCACCTTGCTGACGTCCCCTTTGTTTGTTCCGGGCTTTCGTCCCTTGTACTTGCCCTTCTTCTTTGCGGCCTCGATGCCAACAGCCTGGCGTTCCCGTCGAGTCTCCTGTTCCATCTGTGCGACAGCCAGCAGGACGGCTGCGACGAGTTGTCCCGTGGCACCGCTGAAGTCAAGCTGCTGGGTAACACTGACCACACGTACGCCTTTGTCCAGCCAGCCCGTGAGCACGTTGATGCCATCACTCAGCTTTCGGGAGAGTCTGTCCAGCTTGTACACGACGACCGTGTTTATTTGGCCCATGAAGATGTCACGCTGGAGCCGATCGAACTCGGGCCTTGCCATCGTGTCGCCAGACTGGCCGTGGTCTATGTACCAGCGAGCGGACACACCGTTGCCCTCCAGCCAGTTGTTGATTGCCAGCCGTTGGCCATCGAGGTTCTGCTCAACTGTGGACACTCTCACATAAACAGCAACCTTCATCACGTATTACCTTTCTGTACAGTGCGAAATACGGTAGAGTCCAACTGACACCACTATTATGGAAAACAGATAGCGGAAAATCAAGGTGAAAACACGCTCGAAATTTACAGGCCCTATTTGACACCGATGCAGCCATACTGGCCCGTGACCATACTGCCTCACGTAGAAACATGCGTATGTATTTATCGTAATAAAGTCAAGCCTACAGAATGTAGCCATACTGGCCCGTGACCATACTGCCTCATGTACATTCGCCGCGGCGAACGCGTATGTGCTTGTTTTGCCGTATGATCATCCGTTAGCAGGTGGCGGTTGACCGGGCCAGGCAGCCGTCTTCGCGCGTGCGTGGGCATGCGTGCGTATGTGTGCGGGCGTGTGCGAGTGTGTGTGCGGTATCATATTACAGTTTAACGGTTTAAGCCGGTTTAACTGTTCGCTTGTGCACTTGTCAGAAAAACCAAGTGTCCAGCCTATCAAATATATTTTGCGTAACGTGTTTAGATAGTTGGTCTTAACGTGTTTATCGTAAAATATTTTTTTGCCGAGGCTGTAAAGTTGGTTGTGTCGGCCGCCGGTGTGGTGGCTGCTTTTGTCGGTTGTCTCAATGATAAGGGGTATAAATATGTTGGCTGTGATAGAAAACAACTCTGCTGCTGCTGCTGATCAGGTCGCGCGGGCTCTTGCGGTCCCTTCTGACGTTGAAATAAACAGGGGCGATTTATGGCGGTTGCCCGCTCCTGCTGCTGTTAATAGATATGTGCCCGTTTCGCATTCTACAGTCGCGCGGGTGGTGTCTGATCAATTAGCGGGTGTCGCGTTGGTCAAGTCTGAACGTTGGACTGTCAGCAACTACGGACGCCGGTTGTTTGGTGTTATCGATTTAGCGTTACCGATTGGCTCGGGATTGCCTGGCGGGGGTGTGTCGGTGGCGTTGGGTGTTCGGTCGTCGTATGATAAGCGACTTTCGCTGGGCATAGTTGCCGGTTCTCGTGTTTGCGTTTGTAGTAATCTGGCCTTTAGCGGTGAAATTAGCTACAAGCGAAAACACACTCTTAACGGCTTATCAGACTTCTCCAGCCAGGTTGTCAACGCAATAAGCAAAATACAGGCTTATCGGGAAGTCGAATCGGCGCGTTTCCAGCGTTGGGCGAATCACTCTTTGACAGCCGATCAGGTTGGCGCGTTTGTGCTTGAACTCTTTGGGCGTGACCTTCTGCCCCAGCGTCTTTTCAGTGAAGTCTATGCTGAATTGTCCGACAGTCGATTCGACGATTTTGCCGGGTCTTTCAATGCGTGGACGTTATTCAACAGGCTCACCACCGTGTTAAATCAGCGTGCTACAAGTCGCGCGGCCGATCATGCAATTGAGACGCAAGGCGTCATAAGGTCGATCGAATCTAAGTTTTTCGCGTCAATTAACTGATCATTTTTCCAGCCCTTGCCAGCGTTGGCGGGGCTCTCACTTTCACACTTTTGATAGGGGTTTAATCATGGGTCATCGTGCAAGAATAGACTTTTATCACGTCAACGCTAACGATTTGCCGGGAAAACGGTATAAACCGGAATATCAAGGCGGGGTTTATGCTCACTGGTTCGCGGAGCGTTGGCTGTCTGATCTTTTACCCTATGCCATTTCTGTGGGATATGGCCACGAGCAAATATATGCCGGTTGGCTCGCGGTCGTTCTCGATCATGAGCGCGGCGGGGCTGCCAGTGATTTAATCAGGTCCGGTCGTGTAAAGGTCGGTAATATTTACCCGGTTCCTGTCCGTTGTCGAGTCGATCAACTGCACGGTTTGGACGCAGGGCATTTTAGGGTAATCGCATCGTTTGATTGGGTCAAGGTTTACCACCGTAACTGTTTAAACGGTCGTAAATGGAAGCTTGTCCACCATTTCACGTATTACCAGGAGGCTCAAAATGTCGCAATCTGATCTTCGCGGCTGTCTCATTCCGTTGTTGTCATGCCTAGCGTGGTCGCTGGCGTGGCTCGTGTTCATCTGCTTAATGATAGGGGGATGAAATGAAGCGTTACACGATACAGCAGATTGAAGAGAATGAACATCAGAACTGGTTAATAACTCGGAAGATGTCTGACGCGGCGATTAGTCGCAAGCTGTGTATGCAATATTATTATCAAGTCATTCGCTGGCCTAATGAAAGGGCCTTGATTGATGAATACAAACGGCACAAGAAACGGTATCGACGATTGTTAGAGGAATCTAGACAAGAAAGGATTAACCAGGATGTCAATAAATGACACATATAGGCATTACCTCACCAAAAACAGGCCGGTCATTCTCTGGCGCGGTCCGTCATCGCTCGAGCCGGGTCGGCGGGTGGTGGTGGTTCTGCATCGCACAAGTGCGAACCGCAAGACCGGACCACTTCATCAAGTTTCGTATTACGATCCTGATTTGATCGATTCCGCTCATCACGGGGCTGGTTGTCAGCTGTGTCCGATGTCGCAAGCATGTTACGCAAATTCCGGCTACATGTCATGGCACAATAAAGACACCTTCCAAGCTCTTGATGATCTGCCAGACATCCCAGTCAGGTCGTGGGGCCGATTTTTGGAGCGTAAAAACGGCGTCCGCTTCGGCCGATACGGTGACTCGGCAGCGGTTCCGCTTGGTGTGACCGAACGAATAATCAAGCTGACTGCCTATCACGTCGGATATACACACTTCTGGCGTGAGCGTCCCGATCTTATGCCATATCTCATGGCAAGCGTTGAAACATTGGACCAACTCAACGAAGCGCGTTCAATGGGCTGGCGGTGTTATTACACTGCTGAATTAGTCGGTAAGAAATTGACCGATAATGATAACGTCGTTGCGTTGCGTCGCCATCTTGGCGCGTCTGGTGTGTCTGGTGTGGTTGTTTGTCCACACTACACAGTAGGCCAGATATGCGCGACGTGTAAACTGTGTGGCGGTGGCCAGGGCATTTCAGTCATTGCTCCGGCGCATGGTTCAATGAGAAAATATCATCCAGGGGATATAATCGAGGTGACAAGATGAGCAAGATTTATAGTGTCTGGGTTTCATCCAATGCAAGCGGCGGCGGTTCTGATCACTGCGGATATGTTCGCGCGTTTGATGAGATGGAAGCATTAAGGGAAGCCGACTTAAACTTCTCCGATCGAATTCGCCGTTCATTGGCCGATCAATCAATTAAGCTTGATCATTTTGAGGTCGATGAGTGGAATTTAATTGACGATGATGAAAACGAACCGACTTGCGTTAACGATCCGGAACCCAGGTACCGAACTTGCGGACGTGTACAGTCTGACTCGGCCGTGTTAGAGTGCGACGAATGCGACTAACGGCCAATTGACAATCAACCTTTCAACCGTCGGCAATTGCTGGCGGTTTTTTTTTTGCGCTGGCCCAGCCACATGCCCAGCCACCTGCCCAGCCACCTGCCCAGCCACCTGCCCAGCCACCTGCCCAGCCACATGCCCAGCCACCTGCCCAGCCACCTGCCCAGCCACCTGCCCAGCCACCTGCCCAGCCACCTGCCCAGGTTCGCGCATTCTCAACAGACCGGGCTGTCAGGGCCATCGGCACCCCTCCAACTGTTTTGTACCAAAAAAATTTTTTAGCCTAAAAAACGGCTTTCCTCCGATATAAGTAATGTCAACAAACCATTGTCGTCTTTACCCAACGAACCGACTCTACGATCCAAAGTCAGACCAAACTAGCCAAAATGGTGGCCCAACGACTTTTACTGCAACAATATGCCTTCGCTAGTCCAACTACCGGAGTACTTTAGGGACAAGTATCCCGCATGTAAAGGCAAACGTCCTAAAAGCAGTCTGGTCCTCCTGGTCATGAGATGGTCACATTTTGGTCCAGCCATAAGTCCTTACGTAGTAAGATGGTCACGCTGGTCCTAACTTTTTATAACTACTAGAACTTCAACACAAAAAAAATATATAGGGGTTAGGTAGTACTTCAAAAAAACTGTGACCATCTGGACCATTATGCCCTATAAGGACTTACGACGTGACCAAACTCACGACCAGACCTTGACCAATCCCGTGACCAGCCCCTTGATCAACTGGAAGTGTAGAGGTTGTCTGCCCAACGGCTTGCCTTATATGTCAAAATTTTTACCCTAAAAAGGGCCGACTATTGTCCGTGCTTTCGCCATTTTTTTTCACCATAAAAAGGTGCACTGCCGTCTGCGACAAAACCCCAAGGTGTGCACACATCGTGTTGATACGATTACACTATGGGCATACTATCGACGATGAAGGCTTATTTGCGTGGTCGCACACCGTTCTCCGGCTTTGGCGGGGCAGGCGGTGGGTACAGCCCTTATTCAATTTACTTGCCTGGCAGTCAGCACGATTACAATCAAGTACTGACGCAGGGGCTGTGGAATAATTCGGTGGTTGCCAGCGGTATTGACTGGTTGAGCCGGAACTGGCTGGTGCCGCAGTTGCAGGTAGTAGAGGTGGGTGATGATGGGATTGAGGAGCCGATCAGGCGTCATCCGGCGTTGGATCTGCTGCGTCGTCCTCATCCTCATCTGGGCCAGGCGGCTTTTGTGGGTTCGGTGGTGAGGGATTTGTCATGTTACGGTAATTGCTGGATTGAGAAGGTAAAAAACGGCTTAGGTGAGGTGGTAGAGCTTCGGCTGTGGCGAACTGACATGGTGTCGCCGTTATATCCACAGGACGGGTCAGAGTATTTGTCAGGGTGGCGGTATAACGTCAACGGGCGGATGCTTGACGTGTCGGCTGACAGGGTGATTCACCTGCGACGTTATGTGGATATGATTCAGACACGTGTTGGATGGTGCCCACTGCATTCGGTGGCTCGGGAAGTGGATATGCTCAACGAGGCGAGCACGTATGCGGCCAGCCTGCTGCGGAATTTTGGTACGCCGGGCATATTGGCGACGCCTAAAGGTGATTTTACGGTTGCGGAAGAAGACGCCATTGCGATTAAGCAGAAATTGAAGGATACGACAACGGGCGATTACCGTTTTGAGCCGGTGGTGCTGACGGGTGCTTATGACATTAGCAAGCTGGGGTGGACGCCTGAAGAATTAAGCCTGACCGAACTG